CTGTTGGTTCTGGCGTAGCTGTTGGTTCTGGCGTAGCTGTTGGTTCTGGCGTGGGGGTTGGCTCTGGCGTGGGGGTTGGTTCTGGCGTAGCTGTTGGTTCTGGCGTGGGGGTTGGTTCTGGCGTAGCTGTTGGTTCTGGCGTAGTAGTACGAGTAGGCTGCAAGAAAAAAGTAGGAGTAGGAGTAGGCTCTGGTGTAGGGGTCGGTTCCGGTGTGGGGGTCGGTTCCGGTGTAGGCAAACAGCAATTGCACGTAAGTTTACCATCAGTTATTATAACTTTATCATTACTAAGATAAATCGGAAACCTTCTCATAATTTAATTACATTAATATACATCTCAAACCTTAAATAGTTACCACATAAATAACAGGAAAGCTATAATTCGCAGCAAGTGTTAAATAATAAACAAAATAAATATCATTTTCTGATCCAACATTTGAAATTGTTTTTTTCGCAAAAGAGTTCGTTATATTAAATGCGGTAGAAGAATCAATTACTCTTGTTAATTCTCCATACGCAGATGGATAAGCTATAATTATCCTTTTTGTATCAGTTTGAACTTGAATACCAAAAACAGATCCATCAATTAAATTATTATTACCAACCAAAGAAGTCAAATCTGCCGCAACTGATGGAATATTATTTTGATTATCTGCAACATAGTACAAATTTCTTCTCGGATATAAATTTACAGTATTAGACCCAAGATTGTACGCTGTTTCCTCCCACCCTTTTTCTATAAAAACCTCACTCCACGCATCCGGAGCATTTCCCGTTCCGGTAAATATACTAGAAAAATCCGCGCTATCTCTAGAAGCCAAAGGGTCAAGCCAAACCATTTTCTGCGCACTTTCAGCAGCCGCCCACTCCGAAAAAGAAACGTACTCTAGGTTATTTTTTCTTGGCTTAAGTTGGAAAAATTTATTCTCAGATAATACATATACTATCATGCCTAATTTTCTTCTACCAGAAGATAAGCCATCGGCATTCATTATTTGACCACAAGGTATATCATACATGTATTGCAAAGTAGGCAGTTCTATAAATCCACCTATTCCCAAATGAGAAAAATGAGTTCCATTTAGATAATTTTTAGGCCCTATTTGAGAACCTATCATAAAACTCCCTGGCTGAATTGGCAAAACTTGAGGCATAAGATTAATTAATGAATTTATGTAGTTTAGTTGAAGTAGTTACATTTTCAGTCTGGGGACCCCAAGCTTGATATAACTTATATATTACTCCATCAATATAAAAATAGCCTTGTAAATTTTCAAATCTTCCATTTTCAGGAATCACCGAAACAACAATATTATCATCTGTTACTTCTAATAAACTACCATAAGCAGCAGGTATTAAGAAAAATGCCAAAATATTATTAGAGGTTTGTCCAGGCTTTTGAAGCCATGTTAAATCGTATATTATATCTTTATTTTCATTAGAAAAGGGGTTATAATAATACGGGGTAATTCTATCTAAAGAGCTGATTCTTCGATTAATATATTGCGTAAAAGACTCTGTCTGGGTACCGCTTCCGCTATTGTATCTAAACGTAGTTGAATCGTATGTGTGAAATACAAAATCATCTTCCGCACCTTCTCTACTTATAGCAGCATAAAATATATAGAAAGGAGTAGGAGGTGGTGGATTCGTTGGGGCAGGGGTTGGCAAAGGAGTCGGTCCAGGAGTAGGAGGGGGAGTTAAAGTTGGACAAATTCCACCAGGACAAGGAGTCACAGTTGGACCCGGAGTAGGAGTAGGTTGACAATCCGGCGTTTGAGTTATTTTTTCTGCAACATTTAATTTACCTTTAAAATAAGTAGAAAAACAATTTCCCGAAACAATTTTTATTTCATAACTATAAGATCCACAAGGCATTTGCATTTTCGATCCGTCCACTTTTTTCAAAACTAATTCTGCGCCGATAATTGATTCTTCGGCATCAATAATCAAGTCTCTAATCTCAACAGTATTATATTGAGTAGACCAAGACAAAATCTCTGTGCAGTTTTTTTTATTTTTTACATTAACAATAACATCTCTACCGTTAAGATTTAAATAGTTTCCATTTTCATCCTTTGGATACAGGATAATAGGACCGTAATCCTCTCCTTTATAAGCTAATGGTAAATCGTATTTAACTGGAGTCATTTTTTATTTCAAAATAAATATTTTAAGTAGTTTACACTATTAAAAACCATGTGATTAAATAATAAAAGAAAAAGCCCCGATAAACGGGGCTTAGTCTTAATTTATTTTTTAATTGTTTATTAAACAATGATACCTGCAACCGCTTTTGAATCAAGAGCAACGCGCCCCTCTTCAAGTCCGCCGTAAAAGCCGACTTTACCAGAACGAGCCAAAAATTGGTCGTCAGGACGGAGATTAAAGCTTCCGCCAGTTTCAGCATTAACAGCCAAAGTACGGATAAATGATCTACGTGAACGATCAATTCCAATAAGAATTTCATCATTACCGGCGAAAGGAGTACTTCCAGAAGGTGTACCATCTGGCTTTTTAAAGTCTTTTGTCCCAGAAATTTCATCGAAAAGAACATTGTACTTACGACCAACGCCAAGCTCAAGAAGCTCATGCAATGTAACACCCCAAATGTCTGTCATGCCAGCGGCATTGAAAATGCGCTCGCGCACTGAATCAGTGAGAGGGATGCCGGTAGTATTTGTACTAATGCCTTGCTTACTATTCACGGGATTATATGCAAATCCGCGAATTTGCTCCATGATTTCAGGAGAAACATAAAGATCTGTTAAGCCTCTTCCTTCATTACCGACAGGAGTAGTACCATTATAAGCAGAATTTAATCTCTTAAGAAGGGTAATAGCCTTATTAATATCTTCGACTTGGAAAGTTCCAGCGGTTTGGGCTCTAAAAACGTGATTTACCCCTTTTGTCTGGGCATCAGCAAGCATTTTAAGAACAACATACCAAGCGTTTCTTTCTTGCTTGATAAGAACATCGTTAGAAAGTCTTTCAAGACCTCTAGCAACAACGTCCAAACGGCACTTGCGAACATAACGCTTATCGAAACTAATAGCTGAATCAAGAGGATAAGTTGAAACCTTGATCTCTTGGAAGCTTCCAATCTGTTGAGTAGGAAGACCTCCAGCAACTGTTTGCTGCCAAACAGCAAAAGTACCCTCTGGCTCACCATAATAAAGGTCAACTGGAATAGATGGAGAATCATCTTCATCATAACTCATGTCCTCATAGAAAGCTGCAGCAGTACCAGCCTGCAAAAGCACTTCTTGAATAACTGGAGCAATAAAAGCTGCGAAAGCGTCCTGAGCTTCAAGAGCCTGAACCTTATTGCTTGAACCCATAGCTTTTACGAGTTCAATCTGCTCTGGTGTTTTTTCAAATTTGATTTTCATATTTTTATTATATTTTTCTAAATTTTATTTTTTATATTAAAGCTTGATGTCAATTAACACAAAGCCATTTTGATCCTTCGGACCAAGAGCCTTAGCAACCATTGTATTAGCAGTATTATCAACTCTAAGCTCGCCGTTAGTATTCACGGCAAGACCGCTGCCAAAAGCTGGAGTTCCAACGACGCCGCTGTAAAGGAACAAGCCGCGCTTAACGACAGGAACAGCTTCACCGCTAATAACAAGATCGCGCTCAGCAGCCTTGCGGGGTTCAAATTTTAATGGATAACCATTCTCATCTACGCTTCTAACGTCTTTAAGTGTCATTCCAAGAACGCTTGTTGCAAGAGTTCCAGAAGCGGCAGGAGCCACTCTACTTGAAACGTTGAATCTTGAGGACACAGTTCCGTCGATGAAACTGTCATTTCCGAATGCGGACGGAGCAGAAAGATCAAATCCGCTACCAACAGCGGTAACGAAAGTGCCCTTATTGCCTTCACCCTGGAGAGCAAAAAGGTTGATAACCTCATGCTCATCATAATCTCTAAAAGGTCTAATTGTAGCCATATTTTTATTTATTTAATTTGTTAAGTTTTTTGTTTATTGTTATTTATTTTCTACTTTGATAGTGTTACTGTTGAAAGCTTTAGCAAATTTCTGCCTAAGCGAATCCTCGGCAACTGCACCATTTGGAAGAGCAACTTCTTCAGCTTCAACTTTTTCAAGTATATTAGCCACTTCTTGCTCTTTGTTTTCTTGCTCTGAAGCAACTGCCTCAGTAGATTCTTTTTCTGATTCAGAAGCTTGGCTTTTTTCTTTCATTTTTTCTTCTTCAGCCATTTTCTTCTCCGTCATCATTTTTTTGTTTTTACCTTTAGCAAAAACATTAAAAGCTTTATACCATTTTTCAAAAGCTTCTTGGTCTAAATTTTTAATTTGTTCACCGATAACTTCACGCTCTTCATCATCTAAGGCGAATTCTTCATCAAGAGTTGTCATTCTATTTTGGAATGATTCTTCTTTTTCGCGAGCTTCAGCTTCAACTCTAATTTTTTCAAGTTCAGCTTTTAATTGTTCGCCAGTCTGCTTTAGCTCTTCAAGCTGAGCTTCAAGTTCGGCTTTTGTTTTCTCTGCTTCAGCAACAAGCTTGTCTTTAGCTTCTTGAGCTTCAGCAAATTTTTCTCCAGCTTTTTTAATTTCCTCTTCAAACAAAGCGCGAATATCAGTAGCGCAGATTTGTTTTAAAGAGTCATCAGTTAAATCTTGGATTGACTTTATAAGCATTTTATTATTTTCCTTTTTATTTATTTCTTTTTCAAAAGAGTTAGAAGCAGCAGCTAAGTTATCAGTGTCTAATTTATTTGAAATTATATTTGTTTCTACAAGTTTTTCTTCTAATTGGGAACTTTCTAATTCTTGTTTTATAGAATATGAACCTTCTTCCGAATCTTCATTTTCCCCTTCCGAATCTTCATTTTCCTCTTCCGAATCTTCATTTTCCTCTTCCGAATCTTCATTTTCTTTTTCTAGATCGTCCGATCCGAAAACTTTAACACCCTTCACATCGGCAGCAGGATTATTTGTAAATCCAATACCTAACGGTAAAACTTCACCTATTAAATTAATATAAAGAGGCTGACCATCGTCGTCAATACCTTTTCCACCAAAATGCATTAGTTTATTTTTTATTTCAGAAATTGCAGAGTCATCAGAAATAATAGAAGCCTCTGATAAATTTATAGAACCTTTTGCGATATTAAAGTTTTTAAAACCCATCTCCCAGCTAGTTGAAATACTTAAATAAGACCCAGAAGAAGGATCAGAAGATGCTTCTAATTTTTCAGCAAACTCCTCATTAACGACCCTCCAAACAAATCCACTTAAGACTACATTAAATGCATCCTTTTTATCCTTTACTTCTTCTAAGGTTAATGGTTTATCGGTTCCATATTCGCTAAATCCATAACCAGTAATCAATCCAGCAACATTTTTTCTTTTGTGCTCGATATTCATTGGTTTAAATTTGAAATTCTCAACAGATGACAAAGCAACATCAGTAGAAATGACTTGACCATTTTTATTTGCTCTATTTACAACAAAAGCATTAAAAGCAACGCCAATTAAATCATAGTTTTTTTCTAAATCAATTGATGAATCCAAAAAAGGCTTTAATGAATCTATGCCGGCTTTTGCAACAGTAAGATCCTTCTCTTCGGGTAAAAAAATCTTAACAGGTTCAGATGCGAAAATAGTTTGAAAAGGGAATTCTATTTTTGCCGATGGTCTATATTCTTCCGCAATAAGGTCACTCACCCAGATATAAGAATTTTCAAATTTTGGCATGATAAAAAATAAATTATTTTTATTGTAATTAAAATTTACACAATTATATAAAAAATGTCACAAATAATTTTATATATTAAGCACAGGATTCTACTAGTACAGCTTCTGCTTCTCGCCTCTCGATTAACCCATCTAAGTTTTTACCGCGCCATATTCTTTTCATATGACGTAATTCATCAGCTATTTTTTTATAATCTTTTTTAGGAACGAGAACTTTTATGTTTCTCATTTCTAATCTTTTCTCGCCAACCAAATTAGTTCCCCTATTAAAAACTAAAGAAACAATCGCGCCATAAGCATCAGGGCACAACTCAGACAATCCAGGAAATGTTTTTTCTGCTAGTTTTGTAAACTTAGTCCAAGTAAGCGATTCGAAAATTTTTAAGGCTTTTTCCCAGCTAACACTAATGCCTGCACCTCTTAATTTTTTTGTATATTCTCTGCCTTTTTCAGAAGTTTTACCTACCGCGCCCCTTATTAGTTCAATTTCTTCTTTTTTTAGAAAATTAAAAATATTAGCTAATTCATTTTCCGAGTAATAAGCACAGTCTATTCCAATTCCAATAGTTGGACCAGATGCTCCGCCAGGCCAGGTGAACTTAGAAAGATATTTTTCATAATAATTTTCTCCGCCGCCAACCTCGTATTTTAATAACAAATCTAGAGTTTTCTGCGACGGTTTAGACGAGTTCATAATCATCTTCCTTTGCGTTAGTTTGAATAACAGTTACCGAATTAATTGCCTCATTTGCGCTTTCTATAGCCGCCTTTGAACTACTTCCATATTTGAGATCTACGGCAGCTTGAGCGCCCACATAAGAGGCAATAATAATTGCTAAAATTTCAATGGTCTTTGAAAATATAGTAACAAAGCCGCTTATGAATTCTGGTTTCTGTGGAATAAAAAACATAATACCCAAACTAGCAAAATAAAAAAACGCAAGGATTAAAACCGAAGTAAAAACAATATAAAATTTACTTGAAGCCATATGATTAATGGCTCGCATTTTTTCGATATCTTCAATAGGGGTATTAGGCGGAGCCATGTGTCCGCTTAAATAAGAAACCAACGAAATTGCTGTATTTTTAATAGCTTGTATCATAATATATATTATTACGTACTATTATTTTTTTTCTATAGAAACTATTGCTACATATCCAGATAGCATTTTAGCTTCATTTTCTAATTCTTTATATAACTCATCTGAAAGTCTTCCATCAGTATCATTAAAATCAATTCCTAATATAGCAATAAAGTCTCCCTCCAAACAGATAATAGGAAACATATAAGATCTATGAACGCCTCTATGAAGCCAAAAATCTTTAAATGCATTTTCATGAGCGCCGTCTGTTTCTACAATTACTCCAGATTGCGTATCATTCATTTCTGTTAGCACTTTACTAAAAAAAGATATTGGAAGATTTTGTAGTTTCATTAAATCGGTAGACACGCCAGGCTTGGTAGATTCAAAAGTCGCTGATAACTTTTTCATACTTTTATTCCCTGGGTAAAAATTACCACCATTATGAAACTGAGCTATCCAAACCCTATCTAAGTGATACCTAGACTGCAAGTGATTTAAGGTAGAATTAATTTTTTGTTGAACGCTTATAGTAATATTAAAATCATCGCGTCTTCTTGTTTTATCTCTCTCTTTTCTTGAATTTAATAAATGCTTAAAATAAAGTAAAACTATTGGACCAACTATACCAGTTAAGAAAGCTACTAGTACCGGAACTGTTTCTGAATTAACGAATGAAAAAGCAAGCATACTGATATATTATAAAGATGTATTTTTATTTTATATTAAATACATTTTATATTTAAAAAATAGACCCAATTATAAAACCAAAAATAAAGCCTGCGCCGAACAAGCACTGAGCCGGATACTTACTTGTTAAATTATTTATTTTTTCGACTACTAAATCCATTTTTGTTTTCATATTTAAAGTATTCCTTTTATTCTTAAGTAAGTAGCGCCACCTATTGCTAATAGCAAAACTACAATTATTATATTTCTTTGAAGAATGGCTAGATCTTTTTCAACGAGTTTTTTCTGCATGATATTCAAGTCTTTTATCATCTTATCGTTATACTCCATTTGCCTAATAAGCTCTTGGTCCACTTGATCTCTAACTGTTGTTAAATTTTCAAAGTCTTTTTTAATTTGAGCAAAGGTTTCTTTATCTTTCAAAAGCTCCTCATATTCTTTAGAGCTAACAACAACAACAGTATCGCTTTTATATTTTTCGGGTATAATCAAAACTCTTTGCTTGTTAATATACTCCGGAGAGTTTTTACTTTGAGAAGAAAGGACCGGAATAGTTTTTTTGTAAACTGGTGGAATTTCAACTCTTTTTTTCGGAGGTTTTACTAATCTAATTGTTTCTGTAGAATATTTATCAGCTAAGTCTATTCTAGCTTGATCAAGTGAGTCTTTGGTAGCATAAACAGTTCTGGATAAAGCCTGCGACTGTTTTTCGGTATAAACCGTACAAGCTGGCAAGAATAAAAACAATAAAAAATATATTAAATATTTATTCATAATTCTATTTATGAACAGCTTTGCGCTTCAATCCAGAACATGCTTCCGTCTTGAGCTGCCAATAACCATGTTCCGGCTGATGGGGGAGCAGGAAAAGGAAGCGTATTTAAAAAACCGCTTGGGTTGCTTCTTGGATAAAAAGAAGAAGTATCAATTCCGGTTATAAAACCGCTTGGATTTGATGCCAAATAATACTGGCTTCCGCCTCCGCCGGTGCTATCTTCGGTCCAGCCATCAGAAGATCCTGCTAAACTTAAATCTGTCAAAACATAATACTTACTTTCCTGCTTAACATAAACCTTAGTCGCTCTTTCTTTTAATTGATTAGCTTTTAAAGGATAAAGAGCATATAGATCTGCTAAAGAATTTACGGCGCTTCTAGTACCTCCTCTGACAAAATCACTATCGACGGCAGCATAGTTAGGATTATTGTGTTCTAAAATAGCTGGAAAAGTTAATGCCATAATTTATTTATTAATCCTTTCTTATGAAAAATCTAACTTATTGTTTGTAAATGCGCCGGGATCTACGCTCTTATAAACCGCATATTCTACAGCTGATGTATTAGCATTATTACCAGCTAAATTAGCTAATTTAACAAACGCATCACGAACAGGTTGAGCACCGTCCTGTATAACTCCAGCTAAAGAACCGGCAGAAGATTTATATACATAATATGTAAAATGATTTAACGAAGGGGCGGTAACGGGATTTATTATTCGAGCCCTGCCATCTTGTAAAACCATTCCGCTCGCCGCATCTATATTGGATATAGTAATAGACGTAGCAGTGCTAAAAACAATTCCACATTTATGATAAAAATTAATTGTTTTTTCTCCAAGATTTGTTTGTAGATTAGTAGAAGGAAGAGGAGTTAAGCCCAAGTTGTATTCATTGAATTCGTCTACAACTACTATTCTAAAACTTAGTTGATCTGCATTTCTATCTTCTGTAGTTAAAACGCTATATGATATAGACCCAAACGATTGAGTAAAAGCAGTACCAAGATTATTATCGCTTATTGCAATAGAGGAACCAACTATAGCCCATGGATTATTATTTATTTTCTTCTCAAATCTATAAGATCTAAGTCTCACATAATTACTATTTTTAGTAATCGTTATATTAGATCCAGAAGCTGGCTCGTACACGGTCGCAGCATCCCCTCTATATCTTTTGTCTTCTCCAATACTTGTGTTAGACATTGTAGGGGCTTGATAGGAAGAAGGAGTCAAAGTACAAAGTAAAACACTTTTGCCTCCCAGGCTATCTTCTACCGTAAATCTATAATAAATAGGAGTTAGACTGTATCTAGTATGAGATATATTATCGGTTTGGTTTATATTGTCAGAATTACCTATAAAGCCAGTAGTTTTATTTAATAAAGGAGTAGACCAATCCGCATCCGAATATATATCAGGATTACTTTTATTTGCTTTTTCTATTTTTGCTAAAGCCGGACTTGCCCCATTTGTATTAATTGTATAACTGAATGTTGAAGTAAGAATTTTTGAACCGGAAAAACCAAAAGGTATAATATCGGGAGTGAATGATAAAGTTGGAGGTTTTGCATTAAAACATGCATCTATTATGACATCATTCGCAGTTTTTCCTATCGCTACAATTGTATTTCCGTCTACATACTTTCCAAAAGTTTTTCCATTTGGCAAAGACACAGTTATATTCTGAGTAAATGTTGCGCCGCCAGGACCGCCACCTCCGCCAGGAAGCCAATCGGCATCATAATCATCGCCTGTTAATTTAGTAAGAACCTCTCCAGGTTCTCCACCCGGAGGCAATGCTCCTGGAGTTTTCTCTATTGGCTCAAAATAAGAAGAGTCTATTGTTTCAAAATAAGACATTTTTTTATTAATTTTGTACCGTGCAAGAGCACCAGAACGAGCCCACACCGCTAGATATAGCTCTAACATGGCTTACTGGAGCCGATAATGTTAATCCACTATTATAACCTACTTTATTTCCAGTGGATCTAGTTAAATCGATCCATCCATTTTCAAAAAATGGGCTAGGAGCCTGAAGTATAATTCCGCCATTTCCGCTTAAAAAAAATTCAAAATATACCTCTCTTGCTCTTGCTATATTTTTTAAATCCCCAGTAAACGGCGCAGCCTGTCCACTTAGCAACGATACTGTTTGTCGAAAAAAATGATTCATAATTAAATTAATACACTTTTATTTTTAAAAACGATTATCAGATACAAAAATATTTAAATAACAATTCTCTTCTTGAATAGTATCAGAAAAAAAAATACTACAACCAGAAACCGTTTTATTTTTAATTAAAGTTTGATAAATAATATCGTCCCCACCATCTATATTGCAGAATATAGAAGGAGTAATACTAAATTGAGTTGGGAAAAATACATCTAGCTTAGAAATTCCAGTTTGAAGACTTAACGAAATTTTTTTATTTGACTCTTTTACTAATCCAGAAACCTGATCTATATTAACAAATCCGCTTGGATTATTTATCGGATAATATCCCGAAAGATCGCCAGATGTAGCATATCCAAATACGATTTCTTTTACAGTTTTATCATTTTTTATAACATAAACTGTTTCATTTTCTATTACAGAACATACCTGACCAGAATATGCAGTTGGATTATTTGAAGCGTAATCCTGTAAGCCGCTAAGCGTCTGAAAAACAGAAGAAGAATCTAATGGAAAAGAATTAAGCCTTCTAAAGCCAATTGGAATATCAAGCCCATTCGTATTATTAGACATAAATTCAATTTTTTCCTATATAAAATAACTATTAATAATTATACACGCTATATTTATACAAATATAGGATTTATCTCTTGCTGTGGAAAAGAATCGAAGCAGATCTATTATCTAAAGAATGTATTATTGCTAATTCGTCAACTTGTTTATATATGTCTTCGTTATTTTTAGAAGGATTTTCTACATATTTATCAAAAATTGAATTCCAGTCTTCTAATTTTTCATTTTGAGCGATGGTAATTGCCAGCTCCGATACTATATTAGCCTGCTCTTCATTTAATTTTTTTAATTTAAATTTCTTTTTTAAAGATAACTCTATTTTTCTCTCTAATTCTGTCAAAGAAGCTATAACTGATTTCATTTTAGTACAACTAAACGACTCATTAGACGAAGCAGATGCTTTTCTTGGAGAGGATTGTTTAATGTTCTTCGTTCCAGACGGTCTTCCAGAATCTCCAGCTGGATTTTTGTTCCCTCCCGTTCCAGAAGGCGCCTCCCCTTCTTTTGCGCCACCTATTAACGGTTTATAATAGCCTTTATCTTTTAAATCTTTATATCTTTTTTGAGATTCTATGCTCTCTTGAGAGGTAGGAAGTCTCCCGCTTTGGAAAACGTCAAAACCTTCTTCTGGGGTAAGAACACCAAGCTCTATAAGCCTAGAGTAAACCCTACTCATTAAAACATTATCTTCAAAGTCTATATCTTCAAGCTTTGGAGTAGGTACCTGCTTGAATCCAAGAGCCCTACCCACCTCTTTCATCTCTGGGATTAAAAAATCCTTTAAAAATTTTTCTCTACCGTATTTTAATCTAGCAAAAAACACCTTAACCTTAATTGATGTATTTGAAAACTTTTCTTCTCCAAATAAAATACTATTTAGCCCCATTCTAATATCGTTATCTAATATTTCATATTTTTTTGGATCTAATAAATTACCGATATCAGGAATTACGAATTTAGCATTCGTAGTATAGTCTGCCACTAACACTTTGCCGACGCTTTGGTTCTCAAAAAGCTTTCTCATTGAAGCTAGATTTTGAGCACTAGGCATTCCCACCTTTTCGTCTCCCATGGTAATCATGAGAACGGCTTGCTGAACTGACCTAGCAATAGCTTGATCTATTTTTTTAAGTTCTAATTTAGAATTAATATCTTCTAAAACAGCAAATCCCATAGGAACCGAAAGAGGCTCATAATTCTGCTTCTTATAAAAAACAGCAACCAACCTATCCTTGTCTAATTCAAGTCCAACATTATTCAATCCAGATGGAATGTTACTTTTTTGAGAAGCAGCTTTTCTATCAAGAATAGTTTTTATCTCAGGAATTTTTTCTGCTATTTTTTTATCCGATTCTGTTTTTGGATTGATTAAAGTTTGAAGCTCATAATCATTTAAAATTTTAACATAAACATTATCTAAAAAAGAAGATGATGTAACAATATTTATATCAGCAGGGTTTAATATAATATATTTTACCGGAATCGAAGAATCGGAGGAAGTTTCATTTTCAACAGCTTTAGCGCCAAAAGCTTCCTGAATTTTCATCATATTTTCCCTGCCAAAGTCTGCTCTAAATTTATAAATAAAAATATTACCACTACGATAAAATTCTCTATAAAACTGGTCTTGTAAATCCCACGAATTTATTTTCTGAAGCCATAGGTCAAAAAATTTTCTACTTTGCTCATTACCTCCAGTCAAATATACTTCTGAGAGACTAAATTCAGTCATTAAATCTATGGTGTTTCTAAAAATTGGAACATTCCAGTAAGCTTTTTGACATAACACAATGGCGTCTTTTGCAGAAATATTAGAATCATAATTTCCCTTGCCAGTTCCATAAATAAAAGGCACAACTCCTTTTTCTAAATTTGCAAATCTGTCTGTTTTAGTAATAGAAGAAGAAATATTTCTTCTCATCGAGGTTTCCCCGCTTCTTTCGCAAGTAGAAGCAAGAGAAATACTTAAATTATCATCTAATGAAGCCATAACCGCCTCAGGAATTTCTATTTTTTTACTTTTTGTAGAAGCTCTATGGGAAGTTGACGAAGCAAAAGATGAATCTTTTTCTATTTTAGATTTAGACATTATAATATATTCCTTTTATCCAATAAAAATAATTAATAATTATATTATTGTATAATTCTACACGTTTTATAGAAAAAAGGGTGTAAAATTGTATTTAGGCTTTTCAGCCTTTTCAGAATTCAAATCAAAATAAACTTTAACAGCCCAATTGCCAAGCATTAAAGCAGAATAGTTGTCTTTTCTAGGCTTATTAGCTGTTGTTAGCCTTCTAAGATGAGCCGGCAAATCAAAACTTTGTGTTCCGCGCGCTGTTGAAGAAACCTGTATCAGAGCACACTGATCTTTTGTATCTTTAATTATAAAATCCTGTTGCTCCATGAAGTCTCTAACTCCAAGCTTAGCTCTCTCCACGGCGTCTTCTGGTGCGTCATCTATACCTTTTGGATAAATGTAATCTATTGGTATATTTAACGAAAACATTTGATTAACAATGTCTGGATGAGCGCAAGAGGCACTCGCAAACCAGACTCTTTTATGATCAACGCAACTTTGCAAATAACTATTAGCTCTACCTATAAATGAAGAAGTAAAGTATTGTTTAATACAAATACTTCCAGTATCAAAATTATATTGAGACTTAGCTTCTTTCAGCATGTCTAAATATTCATCGCCTTCTTTGTCAGAATTAAACTCAAAAAAACCAACCTTCATGCCTTTTGCTTTAAAAATAGCAGATCCATTAGCGGCTTCTATAAACTGATCGCCGCCAGCGTTATCTATAATTACTAGCCTAATATTAAAATGAGTTAATAAATAGTAAAAATACTTAATGTGATCTTGAACGCTTGCACCAGCCTTCTGATAACCATGAACGTATACAGAGGTGCCATCTTCTTCATTTAGTTCCATCACTGCCATTGCAAAATAATCAGAACTTTTAGAAGCACTAAAACTGGGATCTATAGCTAAAACATATTTTTTATCTTTATCTCCAACTATCTTAGTAGTTGGATATTGACCGTTTGGAACCGTACAAAGTGTCATTTTTTTAGGAGAAAAATATCCATCTCCACCATCCACGAAGCGAGCGCAATATTCTCTAAGAAACGCCGAGTGGCTTATGCCTCCACTTTTAGCTAATTGAATAACGCCTTGATCTATCATATGCTCAGGAAGTGATTCGTAACTCATTTGAGATACAAAATAAGTAGAGTTTTTCATAGCCTCCATTCTGTCTTCTCCTACTTTTTCAGAGTCATTAAGTAAGTTGGGGTCTCTAATAATGTCAGACCAAATAGAATAAAGTTCAAAAAGATATTCAAATGTATAACTAGCAGAACTAAGCGTTATCATCTTATTTACATTCTTAAAAACAGTTCTATCTTTTTCCTGCATCCTGCCCGCTTTTATCATTTGATCCTCTACTTCTCTTACTCTGATTCTTTCAGCAACATCGAGTGGAGAACTCATAAACGGCATTAAAACTCTCTCAACAATATCTTTAGGCATCAATAAAAACTCATCAATTATTAAAACAGAAGCGCGATACCCTCTAGTATTTTCGCCGCCAAGCGGAATTGCTGTTATTGATCCGCCGGTTGGAAGCTCAACTGGATATACGTATTCGTCGTTTCTCTTGATAGGGTCTCTAAAGCATTGCTTGGCTAATCCGGCATCCTTAGCATTCAGCATTTTATCTATCTCCATAAAAAGTCTGCGAGACGTTCTAAAATTAGCAGATGCAATTAATATTTTAGTTCCTGGTTCAAAAATGCATTGAAGAATACAAAAAACTGCCGCGCAAAAACTTTTCGAAGCGCCCCTTCCCCATGTTAACATAGAAAAATTTCTATTAAACATGGCTTTAATATTAAGTTCCTGATACTTTTCTAGCTTAATTCCTAAAAATAATTCAGTAGTTAATCCAATATTTGATTTTAAAAACTTTGCCAATGTTATTCTAGCGGTAGCGTCGTCCATCTCGCCGCGCATCTCTTTCAACTCTTCGTTAAAATGCCGATCCGGAATAATAATATCTTGATTTCCTACTTCCCACATAATTAGATAAGATTATGCTCTATTAAATATTGAAAATCAAAAGTTTTAGCTTGAGCTACATCCAGGGCTAATATTTTAGGTATAAGCTCAGAAGATTCTTTTCTTCCGCCCGAAAAACAAAACTGAATATTTTCAGGAAAGTTTTTGCATACTTCTCTGAATCTATGAAAAACGAAATCTGTTGACGCTTTTGCAAATCTGCCCGTTCTTGAATAAGAAAAAGATAAAAACTTATTAATATCACATTCAGTAACTACAACAATATAACCATTAGCTTCTTTGGCTCTAGCCACCTCTCTGTTAAACCTATCAAACCCAGAGGAAAGAGTTGAAACTAAGTCATTTAATGATTTCCTTTCTATTGCTAATAATCTATCGCAAGAATAATCTCCGAAATCTAGCTTTTCATTTATTATCTGGTAATCTTTAAGTTTTATAGGCTTCTGTTCTCTCGTATCTACTGTTATGCTTTTTTGATAAATAAAATTAAATTTTAATTCATTTTTATTATAGGAATAGCGACTTTTTAGACCCGTTAGTTTTATAAAATTATCAAGGTCTGGAAAAAAGAATTCATATGTCTTTATAGAGGGCAAATAAGATATGGTTCTCATCTCTGAGGATGAAGGAAAAAAGCATACACTTTTTAATTTTGAATGATCTTTAATTTTATTCAATAAGAATTTTTTTGCTAATTTGTCTTTTTCGATTTTTAACCATGCAAGCATGTTTTTTTTATTTACAAAGTCAGTTAGCAGGTATTGTTCGAAACTTTTAAAATCAATCAACTCTTTAGTTAAAAAATCTCTCTTTTTTAAATTCCATTTAAGGTATTGATCTATTTTTATTTTATGATCATCTTTTACATGCTTGATAAATTCATCTTTATTTGAACATAAAAATGAACAATTATTTTCTTTGCACAGAAATTCCATATATTTAAGTATTAAAAATTTCTTTAGGATCTATGCCTCGAATAATTGCTTTAAATTCATCAACAGAAGATAGTTTTTCAACTTCTTCCTTCAATGCTTCCCTTTGTCTTTCGGCAAGAGCCACCATTCGTTCTCTATTTTCTTCTTGTTTCCAAGCATAAACAAGATTTAAAATAGAAGCGTTTTCATTTCGCTTTTCTTCTATTCGTTTGGATCTATTAACAGTTAAGCTTTTATATAATTTGTCCTGCCTAGATATACATTGATTATACTCTGTTTGCGCGTTGTTAATAGCCTCGTTAAGGCTCATGCTAATTTTTCTGCCATCAGACTCAGAAGCCATATCGTCAAGCGACATTCTTAAGTATTCTATTCTTCTTTGAATATCAGCGGCAATAACAACCTCATTTGATAAAGTAATAAACTGATCTATTTCCTCCTGAGTTAAATCATCTTTGTCATGAGTATATCTTATAAAGGCATCCTCAAATAACTCTCTATCTTCTTGTCTTGAGTAGTTATTAATCTGATAAAGAAATCTAAATATTTTTAGATAAGTAAATAAAGATTCAACGCACTTAATTTGCGCGCGCTTTAAATGTTCCTCTTTCCATCCATAATTCAAATATTTATTTATTCTCGCTATAACTTGTATTATATTCGCTGGCGGTCTATATTGTTCAGTTGGGGCGTCGCCACGTCTAAAATTAGAAGATGGCTCATAGTTAATTGTTTGAAATTCCCCAGACTCACTAATTCTTAAGCTCTTTTTATCATCTTGCTCTTGCAAATACTTAACATATTCGTTAACTGCACGATGCTCTAAATGAAGCGCGCTAATTGACTGATCATTTAACAAATTTCTAGTAAAAATAAGAGTAGTAAAGCCGTCTTTCTTATATTCTTGTTTTATTATTTCTTTTTGCTCTTCCGAAAGAGCATATGGCTCCATTTTTTTAATAACATTTACTTTTACTTTACCAATTTGAAATTGAGATATATATTCCTTTATTGTCCTGCCCTCCTTACTTCTTCCATCAATAGAAGAATTGTTAAAAACTTTCTGTGTCAATTCAGAAAGATTTGGAGTAGAGCCATTTGCAAAAGCAGATCTAATTAAATCTTCTTGCTCTTTAGATAAAATAATTTTTTCCTCTTCCGGGTTCATCAAGATTCGAGTAATATTTGTTTCGCTATTTTATAAATCTTGTTTTTAATTTTTTTAATCTGCTTATACCCTGGAGATCTATTTTTTTCACTAGTTTTATACCCCATTACTTTAGCAGCCTCTATCTCGTCTAAATTGTCAACATATAATAAGCTATAAACTCTCCAATCTATTGCCGAAAGTTTGCCCTTCATGGCTTCATGAAAACTTGCAGTTTTAGAATCATAATCTATAAAGGTATAGTTATCCTTAATATCAATAACTTGCTGCTTCTGCTCTTTTGAAGAGTCATTTTGGCTATATGCGTCTAAACTGACAGGCATTTTTACCAAATAAGCATCTTTTTTACTCATCTCCCATTTTGAATAATCCTGACAATCTGAAGATTGCAAGCCGTAAAGGGCACATAGATTGCCTCCCTGATTATATTTACATTGCAAGCACGGCTTAGAAAAAGAGGAATAATTATTTCTTACCAAATTAGTCATTTGATTTGTAATAATTGTATTGATCCATGGTCTGAGCGCCCTTTTATTGTCCCACTGATCCCATTTATTAAAAATATGCAATCTTATTTTTTGGCAAACGTCATCGAAGTCCATCCAGGCTATTGAATTCAGCCTCCATCTAGATCTTCTCTTTTGAAGTTCAGCATCTATAATATGAATACAGTCACAAAACTCGGGTTTATTTTCGCTAAATTTATTTTCATCCAGCATATTAATCAATATCTATTACTCTAGCTTGACTGGACGATTCAGATCTTAGTTCTTCTAATATTTGTTCTTTGGTTTTTCTATTTTCTATTGTATTAAATCCTTGAAAATCTTTTGAAGCATTTGGCTCGCTTGAAGTTTTTTGCATAAGCTCTCCAAAAGAAATTCCGCCTTCGAAGTTTGATTTTTCTATAATAACTCCAGATCTATTTTTATTTCTCTTAAAGGTTTCTATATACTTTTGAGTACGAAAGTAGTCCTCCTCTAACTCTTGATCTTCTTGCTCAACATCTTGGTCTTCTTTATCTAAAGGCAATTCGTTTCTACCAGCCATGATATTTTCTTTTTTAATTTCTTGAGTCTTAATAGGCGACGTACCAATAGATGGAACGCTAATAGAAGTAGAAACCTTTTCTCCGCATTCAGGGCAAAATTTCGGCTTAGAAAATTTATATTCTGTTTTAGCGTAACATTTATTACAGTATAATTTCATATTTAGTATCGAATTTAATTTCTTATTCTAACGGACTACATTAAAATGTATTAATATATATAATAATATATGAGAATTGACGAAATATCAAAAAAATATAAAATACAAAATTTTATAGAAAAAGTTAGATCTCATTTAGCCGAATATGAAGGTGAATTAATTTTGAAATTCGGCTTAAGCAATACGAGAAAATTCGATGGAGAATTTTTAGAATCTGATATGCTTATTAGATGCTTTATAGATCCAAGCTCATCTTATTGGATAGGCGTTTTAGCTCATGAATACGCTCATTTTTTACAATGCATAAGCGGTAATAAGTTTTGGATAAATTTTCAAGATGCTATATTTGATAATATAGAAGATTTAGAGATAGTCTTTCATAAAGATGGAAAAAAACTAGATAAAAGATTAAGAAAAAAAATATCTAGCTGCGTTATAAAAATGGAACTCGATTGCGATAAATCTGCACTAAAAATTATGGATAAATATAAGCTGCCAGTAAATAAAAAAGAGTATCGATCTAAAGCAAATATTATTTTGTACAAATATTTGTATTGGTCTGAGCATGGCGAGTGGCCAAGCTTGACAAACAAAAAAACAGGTAAAACCGTTGACTGGAAAAATCTAAATGTATCTAAGCTGATGGATCAAAAACAATACGCAAGCTATGAAAATATTCCACTGAAATTAAGATATTTATTCGCTCAATAATTTAGGTTTTTTAATTAATCCAGCTTTTTCCATTACAAATCTCAATAGTCCAGATCTAACGATATCTGAATATTCCCTAAGCTCAAAGCAATGAATGCCAAAATCCTTGCTTTCTTGATCGTTAAATAAATTAAACATCTTTCTAAATCCAGATTTAGCACCAATATCATTTTGGTTAACAGAATCACCGATAAAAAAGATTCTAGTAAATTCGCCACATCTTGTTAGAATAAGAAATAGGTCATCCCAGGTCATCGACGATGCTTCGTCAACGATAACAGCCTTACAGTTCCAAGAACGACCTCTTACAAACCCAACTGGATGACAACTAATTCGATTATCTTTCTTTAATCTAGCAATATCAGACTCAGACAACATTTCTTCTAGTTTGTCAAATAAAATAGCATTATATGGAGCCATTTTTTCTTCACTAGTTCCTGGA